AGAGACCCACAAATCTCATGTTCCTGCCGTACTGGCTGGGTAAGAGGGAAAATGTTCTGCATTTCCCTCTGAATGGGTGCTTTGGGGGTAATGCCCTTGTACGTGCCCCTTAACAATCATGTCACCAAGACCTGATATGTTAAGAAAAACCCAACACACCTTAACTTCCCATCATGTCATACATCAACATCCCCGACGATGTCGTATCTAAGTACTCGGATGACCTCAAGACCTTCACTCAAAAGGCAGGTGAAATTCCCAGTTCYAAATCACTGATACCGCAGACTGCATACACCATTGCAGCCTTAAAAACTAAGTTAAAATTCTGGGAGGTCACCGCCAAGGACGACCCCACTATAGCCTCCGACTGGGCTGGAGTGTGCACCGCCATCACTGCAGGGACTTTTTCTGCCACCAACCTGAAAACAGTTTGCGAGTTGGCATTCAACCTTAGGAAGCCCCATGAAACCGGGAATGTCTTTATCCACACTGTTCCCTCTGACTGGACTAGCAGCATCAGCACTGACAGCGTGGACACAACACCAATCCCTGCCACAGAGAGCGACGCCACCCTCTCTACTGTCAGTGCAGCCGTTCAGTCTGGGGCTGCTGAGGATGCCGCCACAAAAGCCAAGGCCATTTCCTTCTTATGCTGTGCACTGATCAGATTATCTGTGAAGGAACCCAGCCATATAATGACAGCCATAACCAGCATTAGGCAACGCTTCGGTTCACTTTATGGATTGGCCTCGGCCACCCTGAACGCCATAACATTCACTCGCCAACAGCTCTCTAGAATCAAACAAGGGATAGAAACCTACTCCCTTGCAAGAGGTACCATATTCTACTATGTGAGGTACGCAGACACCACATATGGAAGTTCTGACAAATCCTACGGTGTCTGCAGATTTCTTCTATTCCAGCATCTAGAATTGGAGGGGATGCATATATATAAAATGATCCTGGCTCTATTAACTGAGTGGTCAACTGTCCCAATAGGGTTGCTTTTAACTTGGATAAGAAACCCTAAATCGGCACTGGCTGTCGTTGAGATAAAGAATATTATAACAAATTTTGACAAGGCAGGTGTAGACAAATCTTGGAAATATTCTAGGATGATAGATAACACATTTTTCTTGAACATATCATCAAGGAGAAATGTGTACATGTGTGCATTATTGGCCTCGCTGAACAAAAGGCATGTCCCTCAAGGGGTGGGAGACTATGCTGATCCAAGGAACATCGCTGTGATCAAAGCTATGGATGCTGCAGTGAAAAACCAAGTGGCAATTGATGTCACCTTGGTGGAGCGCATTTATGAGAAATACTTAATTTCTGCAGGTTCAACAGACGCCGGCACAGCATACACTCTGTCTCGAGGCACCAAAAGACCAAACCCTGCCGTCTTCATGAGCCATCAACAAGCGGAGGGACATCCAACCAAGAAACGAACATGGAAGTCGATGGTACCCCCGCCGCCAACACTACAGCTGGAGGATCAGCAGCAAAGAAGGCTAAGTCCGGAACTCTGTGAAGACTGCTTTAGCGAGCTGCTGCGAGGGAAACATCATCGCATTCTTCCTCCTCCGGTGATCCCTAGCTCCTCATCTGAAGTCCTATTTTCTAAATCAAGAATTATGGAGATCTCAGGAGGCTGCTCCTTTGATCCGATTGGCTTTTAAGAAAAACCCAACTCACAATGATTAACACCTCCCGAAGATCCTCACGAAACAAGCCCGCCACTCCCGCCCCTGAATTAATCAAAGCAGAGGAGAACCCATCTGACATCCACGAGGATTTTGCTGACCTCCCTGAACCACTGTTATTATCCGAGGCCCGAGCCGAGAACATGCCAGCTGTCGGAAGTGCTATATCCGACTTGCTCAAGGTTGAACGGGCAGCTCCTCTACTCATAGGGAACACTGTAGAGGAGATGGTCACGGGCAGGCTGGCCGATAGGGGACTAGGGGAGCTCACTGAAAGGGAGAAAATCATACTAGCAATCGGTATACACTGCGGCGAATCTTCTATGGAACATATGAACTTCCTTGTCACCAAGAGATGGATAACTGAAGAGTTAAAAACTCAGCTCACTTCTCTAGCAGCTACCACCCGAGCACTCACAGAAGCCGGGTCTCTTCATCGGACTTATGCTCTCTTACAGTCCCCCGATCAAGCTAAAAAGCAAGAGGCATTAGATGCAATGGTCACACCTCAGGTGGGAATAGACATCACCACTCTAAACCATGAGGGGCTAGAAGATATATGGCAGTCTTACTCACATGATGCCAAGGTTGACGCTGTTGACGATTATTTAAGGAATATTCTAAATGTTGACCCTACTCCTTTGTATGCAGAAGATGAGTGGGGACGCCATATTGCCTTCATCCCTCGTTGGCAGCTTGTTGCATACGGAAAAAACTCTGACCAATTCAAGACTGTGTATGCTGATGAAATTAATTACCAACGTGAGTCTCTAGAAAGGATCTTGGCCAAGCGCGTCAAACTCAACTGAATCTAATGAACATCGGAGACCTGGGTCCGACCATGCACTCTATCCCTACCAGCATGTATTAAGAAAAACCCAACATGGATCCTCATACGGAATTCTTTCTAGGTAAGGATAGAGAAAATGCCTCAAGCCCTCTGATTGCACCCTCACGGAAGATAGGACTCATATCCGCTAAGGTAAAAACCAATGAGACCTACAGTCTATTCGGGAAGAAGAAGAACCAGACCGCCGGCACTCATCTTCAGTTTACATCTCTGACCATCAAGTGGACTCCGCTCTGCCCAGTCACTGCAGGTGGACAGCTGAATCTCGTCATACATCATAACAGCTCGACAGTACCTATCCTGAACATTTGGAGCCCTACTTCCACTAAATGGCAACAAGAGGTGCACGGGAATTTAGGATTCCTGACCGTGAACAATTGCCCATATTTAGTGGAGGGAAGGTTGGTAGGTTTTTCTGGAACGGAGGCTGGCATCATCTCTATCACTCTTCACATGGATTTCAAACTCCGTACTCAGGACCTCTCCCCGTGCAAGCTCATTCCCTCCCTCATCGACAATCTGCATGGACCATCATTCTTATACACCTCATACACTGAAGACTCCGTCCCAGACACCAACATCCACCATCTCAAGCATTGCATTGAGGATTTACAAGCAAGTGTCCATGCCTTATGCGGGGGACGAGTGCATATAACAGAAAGCCAGGCACTCTCTCTTATTGCAACATTCAGGGTGCGAATAGTTGAGCTACTAGAGCACCAGGAGGGGACGGCATTCCTCAATTACAATCTCGCCACAATAAAAAATATGCTCACCGTTGCCACCACCTCAGTCGTCAGCAAATCATACCGAACCTGCCTCAGTAACATCTTAGACAAGATGGTGGTGTATGATGAGGCTTATTGGAAGAAGGTCTTAGCGTCCCCGGAGAAATGAGCAAACTAGATCCACTCGCTCTACCATCTACTACTTATTATCAACCATTCCACTAAGTATTATCCCCTATATTAAGAAAAACCCAACAAACATGGAGACTCCCATAATTCCCTCCAGCTCCAGCCTTGACCGCTCCGGCAACAGCTCCAACTTATTGAGCGTGATACCTTTCCAGGAACGAACCGACTCAATCATAGGATGTCATTTCACCCTAGAAATCAAAGCATATCACCCTGACATGATGAAGAGCTCGGAAGAGGGGGATGTTACCCTTGGCTCTCTCTATCAGGGCATTCATCACATTATTAGGAACAAGGAATGTCAGGGTCTTATTCTAGGGATGGATGCCACYCATGAGAACAAGCTCCATATTTTAGCATTAGCCTTCCTCTGCGTCATAAGGAAGTATGAGGGGAAGGTATCTACATATATAGAGAGATCCAAAGACACATTTAGTGGGGTTGAACAATTGTTGGCTCGGATCCATATAGGGGATGACCATCTCGGTACCTATGATCCAGAAGTCTATCAGATATGTGGAGTAGAGGTTCCTCAGGGCACATATCAGTTGACCTTGAGGACAGTCCTAACTCCTCATAATCATACTGACGGCCTGTCCATCACTCTGGGGATCATCGTCAACTCTCCTGCCAGGGGGATGCAAGGACGATCTCCAATGGGGGTTGATGTCAAACGCCTGATACTATCATTCCCGAAGGGCACCGATCCCTGGACTTCATATGGAGAGATCAAAGATAAAAAGGGTGCTGTTTCAAAACTGAAAAGTATCCTATTTTAATCTACTTTGATCCCGGGCAATAATAATAATTACCAGGAACAGATTAAGAAAAACCCAACACCCAAGATGTCAATCCTTGTAATCATCCTTATTCTCCCAATCCTCTTCGGCGAAGTCCCTCCAGTTAACTCTGGGAGAGTTGTAGATCTTAATCGGAATGTGAGAACAGACGACCATCCTACTGACTTGTACCCCTTGTATGAGTGTGGGAAACAGGATACAGCTGTCCCCATATCCAGCTGGTATGGAGCTTGTAGAGGGTCGTGCTCGATAACACGCAACACCACGGACAACACCATGGAAATCTTCTTCCGGAATGATAGTGTTGGCTGGATTGATGTGCTGTCATTACAGACCTCCCCTATCAGGAAGAACTCACATGTGACCTGGTACGGAGAGTGTGAGAAGTCAAGCGATGTGTCCTCTGCTCGCCCAGCTCCGTCGGAGATCATAGACACAGTAGCCCCAGCCATCCTTGACAAGATGGACACTTGGCCATATGGAGGAGCAGTTTTTATCTATGATACAATAGATTTCCCTGAGTGCAAGTACACCAGCGACTACTCACGATCAGGATGGAGGATCATGGTATCCAAAAGATCCTTAGAACTGAAGTCCGACATATCTGGTGAAGGTTATATTATAGACCCAGATCTTGGATTCTACTTCCCAATATCAAAAGGGAAGGGATTAGGGAGATTCTGGTGGATATGGCAACAAAACTCCCTGTCTCAGCAAGGATGTTATTTCAAAACTGCTGGTGTAGTCAACTGCACTCTCCTATTAGACACGTACACTTATTCCTGTCCTGGCATCAATGTCGCCTTCTCTGCACGAATAGGTAATCATCTCACCTCATCATGCGTCGGGGAAGTGAACATATCCACTGACGGGATCACATATAAACTACACAATCAGGTCAGTGTAGGGTCAATCTCCAACCAGCTGATAAGCCTGTGGCACCAGTCAGAAGAAGCCTTAATCCAGCAGTTAATAATTGTGATCAATGATGCATTAGGTAAGATTGAGTCTAGTTATTGTGAGTCAACATGTGATCTCACTGAGATTGCTATGTCAAAGCACTCAGACCACCCCCTAGTGATTGAGACTCCCGTAGGCCCTTGGTTGCCAGCCTCTAAAGGAGGGGAATTCGTGGTGATTCCTTGTCAGAGTGAGCCTAATTTGGTAGTTATGACACCCATAGAGACTTGTCTATCACCATTCCTGATTAAAGTTAAATCGTTGAAGACTGGGGAGGTTTACTGGTGGATGCCAACGGAGAGTCATGTGTCCCCCGATAGGCAGTGCCTGGGTCATGAGGAAGAAGAACTCTACCTGAAGAGCACCCAGAGAAAGCCTTTACAATTTGAATTCTGGAAAGGGGCATATATAATAGACTACCCCTATAATGGGTCTGGGAGATGGATAATGAACCCAGGAGGGTTTATTCATAGGAGCTCCAAGTGGTTCCCCTCATTAACAGAACTGAGCTACACTGCTCCCATAAGTCTCCCTACCATCACAGAAGGGGTGGATAAGAAGGTTCATCAAGTCATCATGTCTGTTGGGGATATAGGAAACACCACAGGATCAMCCTGGTTTGCCTGGATGCAACCATTAGGTGATAAATTGGCTAGAGCGGTTGGATCTGTGGCGTCATCCCTCCTTATATGGTGGACCACACTAGAAGAGGAGGTCAAGCACGGAGTCATCATAGTGTTCTTTACAGTGATAGGCCTGATCATTGCTGTCCCGACACTTAAGATGCTACTTAAAGGGCGCCGACCATATGAACCAGTGAAGTCACCTGTAGTTTGGGGAGGTCCACGATAATTCTCCTAAGAATTATGTATCTATTATAAATAAGTGATCCTTATGTATTAAGAAAAACCCAACTAATTATGGATTCAGATTATCCTGACCTTGATCCTGAAGCATTAACAGTGTTGGACAGCATTCGAGAGGGCATCCAGGATGAAGAGGAGGAAGACAACAATGATAAGATACTCAGTGGCACAGGGGACTATCATCTCAAATCTGCCCTGCGGACCTTAGATGATATGACAAGACATCCCATCTTCAACAAGGAATATCAAAAGGCTGTTCGTCACTTCGGGATATCTCCTACCATGATGATGACACCTACAGCTGTGTTGAAGCTCACCGTGTCACAGACGAAGATAAACAAAGCAGTAGGGTTTCTATTTGGGGACATATTGGTCCGTTTGGACTCCTTACCTTGGGCAGTTGATTGTTATGACAGCATCCAGGCGGAGATAAAAACAATGCATTCACATATGATGATATTTGCAACACCATCATGGGTGGAAGATGTACATAATAAAGTGAGTTCCCTGGTAGAGTATGATCATGATGCCACCCTTATTTGGGCTACTGTCATAACTTTAAAGAATTATCTTCCGGCATGGAGGGAGAAGGGGGCTTCTTTGCTGGATTGGAGAAGTGTACAATATGACCCGGAATCAGAGTACCTGGTAATGAAGGTAGACAGGGATTTCATCATTTATGTGGGGTCCGACATCTGTGTCATGGAAATTGGGAAGCAAACACTGTGGGCACCCGTCCCTTATATTTTGAATGGGGCGGATAAGGTTGCAGAAAGATACAATGTTAAATATTATTGTGCCCTTTGTGATGAGTTGGACATTCCTGACAGAATCTCATTGGAGAAGCTGAACCAAATTATTGAAGTAGGTGATGATTGTTTGCAAGCCCTAGGAAACAAAGGGTATGATATAATCGGGTCATATGAAGCCCTCCTAGCTGGGATCATCCAGGCGAGAGATAACCCGCAGGTAATCCCTGATCGGGAGCTACTACAGAGGACAACTCTCAATGACCCTGGTAATACTATAGGAGTGACATTTCTGAAGAGGTGGGATGCACTCATGGAAGACCTTAACCCAGAACAGATTGCCTGCGCTCATGGATTGTACAGGATATGGGGCCATCCAGCAGTGGATATCCTCGGGGGGATCAATAAAATGAGGGAGGTGGCATCAATTGTGAAGCTTCCCTCCTCCAAGATTCTTACTGATATTGGAAGACAGTTCAAAGAGATGTTTTTTACTTCCTACCATAGTGTTCATAAACATTACCCTAAGCATCTTATACGAGAGTACAAGTCTGACTCATATATTCATGAGTGTTTGAAGGATAATAGGACCCTGAACAGTAAGGTCCTGAGCTATCATTTTCCTGATTGGGACTCGGTAGCACTTGAGAAGAATTTTGAGGTGCCTTATTCCTGGAATCTGGTGCACAATTTAAAAGACAAAGCTATTTCCCCAAGTAGGTCTGAGTTATATGAGACCTTGAGCACCAGAAATTCCATATTTGGTGCATCGAACAGGAGGGGAATTCTCAAGTCACTGACAATGGAAACTGTCCAATTAAGAGCATTCTTACAAGATGTGAATGACAAAGGACTCCCGGACAATGACAAGATTATAGGGGTCTACCCTAAAGAAAGAGAGTTAAAAATAAAGGCTAGACTCTTCTCTCTCATGTCATTCAAGTTGAGACTGTATTTTGTATCAACGGAGGCACTGCTGGGGGACAAAATCCTTAAGTATTTTCCCCAGATCACTATGTCGCTGGACATGTTGTCCATGATAAAGAAGATGTTCAGGGTCTCCGGACAAACAACACGGGGGGATGACTCTGTGACAGTGATTTTCAACTTGGATTTTGTTAAATGGAATCTCCAGATGAGGAAGATAATATGCTCTCCAGTGTTCACCCAATTAGGGGCCTTGTTCGGCATGCCTAATTTGTTTGACATTACGCATGATTTGTTCCGAGAGAGTGTGATTTATCTGTGTTCTGGGGAGGGCGATCTTAGGGGAGATCCTGTATTTGGAGTTGCTCCAGATGGAGTCTGGTCATGGACAGGGGATGAGTCYGGTAAAGAGGGGCTGAGACAAAAGGGGTGGACCATCTTGACGGTGGTTACAATCATGCTGATTGCAAAGCGACATCATGTAGATGTGTCGCTAATGGGAGGAGGGGACAATCAAGTACTGGGTATCACCATAGGAGGGATGGTCAGAGATTCTGTCGGGGAGCTGACCCAGGACTCATGCAAGTTGGCCCAGTGCACAATCAAGAGATTTACCCAAGATCTGATCACAACATTCGGGGACTTGGGTCTCCCTCTAAAAGCTTCTGAAACCTGGGTGAGTGACTCCCTATTTATGTACAACAAACATATGTTCTACAAGGGAATGCCTCTACGATCTCCCCTCAAGGCAGTGTCCAGAATATTCCCACTGGCTAATGATTCAATCATGACCCTGGACAACATGATAAACAACATATCATCTGGGGTCAAGGCGGCATGTATGAAAGAGCGGCATGGAATACCCTTAGTCTTCATTAAGACCATGGCATATAGAAGAGTGGCGGAATTGTCTTTGATTATGCATCCTCTCACCGTCTGCTTCAAAAAGCCCGAGTTGCCAGATCATGGAATTGTAGCTAGGTCTGGTAAGAAGCTGAAGATCCCAGTGACATCAAAGAACTTAAGGCAGTACTTCAGCCTGTGCACATTAGGAAGCTCTACAATGGGTCATCCAGGGACGCTGCACCTTCCAGACATCATCATGCGAGGGTTCCCTGATCCTCTAACGAGTCACTTATCATTCATCTCGGAGATGAGAAGGTATATAGTTGATCCAGGGCTAGCATCTGTTGTGGACAAGCTGAGTCATTTGAGCACCTCACCTACAACAGAGTATGCCAAACTTGTAGAGGACCCCACCTCTATCAATCATGATGCTCCTACTCATGGGCTGAATGAAATACGCCAGATGTCCAGGGATTTTCTCATGAGCACTACTCTAGCTACCAATCCCCATCTGAAGTCACTATTCTCTTTGCTAGACAGAGGGACAGAGAAGGACTTTTATGATGCACTATGTTCAGCCCAAGAACTTGATGTGAAGGTGTTGCATGAAATCGCCGGGGCAACTCTTTATGGGTACACAAATGGAATAGCATCAAGAATCGATCAGACGGGGACTGTCCGTGCTCTGAATGAGAATATAGATGTCCTCCGTAGGCTAGCACTAGCAGAGACCAGGTATATTGGGTACTTGATGGCAAGAGACACCCGAGAGCATGACCTGAAGCCTTCTTCATGTTCTCGCATAACCGCTCAACAGTATCGGGATCTGTCTTGGAGGAAGCCCATATTAGGGGTGACAGTCCCGCACCCAATGGAAATGTGCCAGATCATGAGTTCTACAGAGACCATTTACCATGATGCAGTTGTATGCTGGAGCGATAGGGTAAGTGGATCTGAGATATATCAATCTATGGGCCAAGGGAAGATATATCAAGGTTCTTATACAAAAGAGCGGTTTAAAGCAACAGATATAGCTGCTGCTTATGGAAATGAAGACATCCTTGTCAAAGCAGTAAGATTACAGAAATTAATCAATTGGAGATATGATGAGGGGAGTAATTTTGCAAAGATCATCAGTCTGACCCTAGAGGCAATCACAGATGCTAACACAGAGGGGTTCCATAGATCAAAGGAAGAGATTAAAGGAGAGTTTGATCATCGGAGGGGGGTCACCGGAGACATCAGCGGAGGGATCCCGAACTTTCTAGTCACTCCCACGTCCCACTTCTCAAGTACCACATCATCATGGGTGTCCCATAGCAGAGGAGGGAAAAACGAAAACATCCACTTCCAGAGTGTTCTGATAAATCTGTTATATAGGGCCATGGTCTATCGGGGTTCTGTGCCTGGGCTTCCTGAGATGATCTGGTATTCAAAGGAGAAATGTAGTGACTGCATAACTGAGATTAAGGACCCCGATCCTATTAAAACTACCCCCTCCCTGCACACTCTTCCTTCAGCCAAAGGGAACCCATTTGCATATATTGAGTCAGTGAATGTAAAGCTGGATTATCATCATCAAATAGAAATCACTAAGGGGATGGAGGAAGAATATCTCATCAACTCTCTTTGGGACGGCCAAAATGTGTCAGGCGAGGAGGAGTCAGGGCTGCTGCTTTACCTCATGTTGATAGGATCCAGGCAGATATCAGAATCGTTCATTCTCCTAATGAGAGAGAGAATCAATGCTGCAACAGCATTACAATACATGCTGAATAGGGTCATATTAGCCAGGAAGCTTGGACTTGATTCACAGTTCCCGATAAGATCAACATCATGTGTGAATTTACTTTTGGGGACTGATGACAATATTTTATCTTGTCGGGATCGGTTCAACATAGAGTTATTGTCTGGATCCTGGGAATCAGGAGTGTCTTGTGACATGTCTGTACTGTATCGAGATGACCTCCTGACAGCCTCAGAATTACATGTTAATGTCTACCTTCAGAATGTCCCTCTGCAGTTAGCTCTTAGTAGAGCAGCATCATCCACTCAGCTGCAATCCTGCCTAGAGTGTCAGGCGATAGTGCTGGACAGGCCGTCCCAAAGAGAGTTGATGAGATATCTGCATTGGTGCTGCCCATACCATACTGCTAATGCCCCTCCAAGAATCCTCCGAATACATAGCGAAAAATTGATAAAGGGCATAGAGTTGAGGACAGACAATCCATTGCTGGTCCCATATGTGTGTAATCCTGTAACGTTAGAGCGTGTGGAGAAGGTTCCAGTGATGGTCGACTCTTGGGAGCTGCCAGTGCACATGCATTCAACATGGGACAGTATACTACCCCAGCTTTATCTGACCCTCAAATCGCTCCTGTCCCAAGTAACAATATCCTCTCTTATAGTGGATGATGACATCACCCTCATAAACTTGGCTGCAAGTGTCATGCTGGATCTTAGGAGGGAGCTTCCAGTGTATATCAATGTGAAGGGATTTTCAGGAACAGAGATAAACAATAAATTCGACAATCTGAAGCTCCTGCCACCCAATATCAGGAGCTCGGTCAGTGTCTACCATGAAAATCGGTCTCTGATCGAAGCATCAGCAGCAGTGTGGCTTCCGGAGCCCTCTTCAGTGGAGAGTGTTGGTGCGGATTGGCTGGTGCTCTGGGGAGACACTTGGAGAATGGGAGCGGGTGTACCAGGGCATGTATTGGTGACTGAGAGCAAATTAAGTACTGGCATGGCATGGGTTCTCCATAGGGATCCGCTCGCATCTCAGTCTGTGCTGGAGTTGTGTGGCGCTGTGCAAATATGGGAAAAGAAGGCTCTGGATTGGGACATGCGGGAAGGACACTGTGTACCCATCCAGATGAACAGGACGCTGGCATGTTCTCGGCTCGGGTCCCGCGGGGTAAGGTGGACGATGTGGTCTACAGCTGCAGGACTAGATAAAGTTACCAGGATACTAAGATCTAAGCTATTATCTCTATCAGGCAACCCCGGATCTTCATATCATTGGAGGAAGGGATGTCAAAAGATACTTAAAGCTTATGTCCTGTCCTTATATGCTCATTGCGTGGACAATATGCTGGAGGCGTCTGGAAGACTGGTGGGAGTCTCTGTGCACGGGTCCCTTTCTGGAATTGTTCCGATCTGTGATATGCATTCATCCGATAGGATCCAACGTGCACAGTACTTATTCCTTAAGGAGAGGTGTCAAGGAGGACCATTTATTCTGCGGAATCGTTTAGAAAGAAGGATCAATCTGCTGTCCCCCGTTCACGATCTCCTGGACGGTCCATCCCAGTCCTAGTATCATTTAAGAAAAACCCTTTGTTTGTCTACCCACAGGGTATAGTACCCATACTATAAATCATAGACTTTGAGTGCTCT